GAGATAAGTTATTTTTGCCCCGACAAGGCTTTGTGCATATTCCGCGTACATCGACATGCCGTCGGGAACATCGTCATTCTTGTTTTTACCGACAACCGTATATCCACACAGCATATTAACCATTTTTGCATAATCGCTTTGTGGTGTGTATTTTGACTTATCCTTGAACAAGCAATGCTCTTTTACCCATGCGCTATTTATGATAATTTTCGTTTCCTTGTTCGCAGTTGAAAATTTTGTAGTGATATGCGTAATGCCGGATTTCGCTTTTATTATATCGCGGACTTTTTGCGCAACACGTCCTCCGGCACTATTGCTTTCAAAACGCGCCTGTTTTACATTGTGCTTGATTAAAATCGCAGCAAGACGCTCGTCCACAACGTCAGGAAGCCCGTTGTCGCACACGCAGTCTTCGATGTAATGGTCGTTCCCATAAATATATCCAACGGGAAGAAACGCATAATCCTTGCCTTTGTCCTTCGTGTCGCAGATCGCTATGATAGCGTCCGGCTCGCCCTCAGGCAGATCATAGTACCTCCGAAGCTCTGATTCGTCATAAACCAGTCCTTCGCGCTCTATCGGCTCACACATATACAGCGCACGCCAGCTCGCATCGTCCATGATTGACCGCTGTGTGCGGTAAAACTCCGTTGTGAACCCCACATCATTTCCATAGTCGAAGTTGCTTTCGTCTTTCTCATTCATAGCAGGAACCGCAATAAACTTCGCCCGCGGATCGTCAGCATAAATCTGCTTAAGGCGGTTTATAACGTCGTGAACAGACCACGGGGTAGCAACGTGCAGTTCCTTACAGTTGCCAATTTTTCTCTGTCGGAGGTCTGTTGTATACTGCTCCCACTTTTTATCCATCTGGTCTTTGGAAAGAGCTTCTTCGATGCCGCTTACAAGGTCATCACAACACAACAATTTTTGCGCACGGACTTTACCGGCATTGCCTGAACCAACAGAACTGAACTCCAGCGTTTCAAAACGTTGTGAAGTGCCTAAATCAATACGCATATCCTTGGCGTTCGTACTCGCTATTTCGATATTCGGAAACACGTCATGCCACAGGTATTCACCGTCTGGCTGGATAATGCGCAGGCACTCGCTGTACATGCCACCCAACAGAGAATTGGAGTGGCTGCCATGCAGAATTGGTTTAGACGGGTATTTTCCTCCAAGCCATACGCTATTAAACAGTTCCATTGTCGTTTTCCCAGTTCCGGGCGGCATGCTCACAACAAGCAAATCCAGTTCATCATTTTCAAGCCGTGTCATTTCATTCGCAATAGGTCGCAATATTCTCCTGCGCGGATAGTAAAATTTAGCCTTCGCCTCCCTATCCCATTCGATATATAGACAAAAGCTATCAAGGTCATGCGGAGCTGCCGCGCGGAGCACTTTCTTGTGCAGGTCATATAATTTAACTATCAGCCTGTCAGACTTTGTGTCCTGTATCGTTCCTTCACACATGTCGGAAAGCGTGATAAGATATTTTACGGCAAACGGGATGTCCTGTTTGAACATCTCAAGGCTCATATAGTACAAGTCCTCATACGGCGTATAGTCGCTCCGCTTGGAGAGGATTGTTTGATATATTTGGTTGAGAAGCTCTTTGTCGGTCATAACGCTCCGGCATCCTTAAACGCCTTATGCAGTTTCTTATGCTGCCTTGCTATCCAATCTACCATTTCTTCATTCTTTGCCCATGCGGTTATTTCTTCCGAGCATTCATGAAGCCCGCTTTCAAATAGAAAAGCATGAACTATTTCATGCCTGAGCACTTTTTTCTTGTATTCTTCGCAGTTTTCCCACATCCTAAGCGTGGGCTCAAAATCATCAATAACAATTGTTTTTGTAGTCCAGTCAGAATATCCGTCTGCATCTTTAAGCCTGTTATTATCCTTCTCGGATTGATATAGAATTGCATATTGCGTTCCAAGCACTGAAACACTATTCGGTCTGTTCATTATGCGCTCCTTTTTGTTTTTGCGGGATTTTTTGGAGATCAACATCCATATGGCTTCGGCAGTTCAGCCCATGCAAGAATGTCGCAAGGCGCTATGTCCTTTGGGTAATTTCCGTTTAGCATATCCCAGCAATCCCTATCTAGTGCGATCGCTCTATAATAATCCACTGCACAGCATGACAAGCCGTCGGAATTATCGGAGCTGTTTTCGGTGCATAGGTATACACCGTTTTTTTCTGGCCTATCCTGCGGATACTCATGCCACTGGATTTCTGATGTTGCGCTCATGGCCGCTCCTTTGGGCTTTTTGTTGGTTTGGATATTTATTGCACTAACTCCGGCGCTCCGGCTCTCCCCTATCCCCCACCGCCGGTGCTGCTGTAGGCCAATCTGTCAGGCCTAACGCGTCAAGGATTGCTTGTTGACAGAACCGCGATACGCTAAGCCCTGCGCCACTGGCGGCACCCTCCACCATATGTTTACAGTTGGCTGGTACCAGTACAGATGGCCTGTACCATCGGCAAGTGTTTGCCTTGTTCCATCGTGCGTTAGCGCGGCGGTGTGCGTCAGTCATGCGGGCACATCCTTTCAGTGCCATTGTACCACTTCCCTTGCCGTAACGCAAGTGTAGCACACTGTTAATATTCTTGTAATACTTTCGTTAGGCTTTTGTGATGAAAGGGCGGAGGCGTAGTGGTAGGATACAGGTAGATAAGATGCCAAATCGAAAGGAGATTAAACCAATGGAAACTACACTATACATAGGGATGGAGAACAAGCCTATAACAGCGATAGTCTCGCATAAACTTTCTAGCAATTATACAGTACGGAAAGACTACTTCACGCCGGAAGGAAAGAGGATCATGCTTAAAGCCGAAAGGGAATGTATTGCGTATTATCCGGCGAATGAGCATATGATGTATCCTAACCGTAACTATAAACCGTTGCCAGCAGGGAATCTGTACAGCCCACAAGTCCTTGAGCGTGGATATGATCCACATTCGTTTAGCATCGTTCTGCGATAACCCGCCTGACGATGGCCTGCCGGTTACAGGCCGAAACGCCCGGAAGGGCGTCGCGGGAAACCGTAAAGATTGAAAGGGGATCGGAACCATGACATACAAGGAATTTTACGCAAAGTACGAAAAACATTTCCATGAAACACCGCAACGGAAACAACTTGCCTTCGACGGATATGAACTGATCTTTGAAAACGGAGATATATACCGTCACATTGAAACGATTAAACCTGATGCAACCCCATCCAGTTATTCCGGTTGCTACCTCTCGGATGACTTCACCTATCAAAACACTTGGAACGGAGAAGAGATAGGCTTGCCCGCCTGATGAGTGCTGGATAGTAACCAGCCGAAACCGGGGAAACCCGGTCGCGGGAAACCGACATTAAATAGGAGGGTATAATCATGAAAGTTACCAACGTTATCAGCCCATCTTCCGGTTGTGCGGTTCGCAATCAGTTTCTTATCAGGGATGAAGAAAACAGCATCATGTACTTCCAGTCCTATGAATCCGTTATTCTCAAGATTGACCGAGCTAATCTGTGGCTTACATTCGGGGCTGACTGGGACTATTCGGCAACAACGCGCCGCTGGTTGTACCATGTTCTGCGCGAAGAATGCTGCATCGGCAACGACATCAGCAACAAGATTATTCAAACGGCCATTAACAGCAACGGAAAAATCGGCCGTTGGAATGTGTCATACTCGGAAACCTTATAAACTTGCAGCCCTGCGGCATGGCTCAAAACTGCCGCCCAGCCGTAAGGCATCATATTATAAGGAGGGATACCCATGACAATTTCTGCGAGCGACAACGAGTACAGGACTATGAATCTAGCTATCGGCACCGGAACTAACCACAAAACGGGCAAGGAGTACATCTACTGCGAAATATCCTATCTCGACAAGAAAACCAAGGCACTGTACAACAAAGTGTTTCCGGCGTCCAAGTATGACGGAGTATGCAGGGTTTACCGTGCACTTGAACGAGGGCTCATTACTCCAAAGGAGGCGACCACATGCGCTATACACTAACCCTAACTTTCCGCGACGGTTCGCAGGCAATCCGCCCTACTGACTGGCCGGACGCTGAAGAGCATCTGCGCAATTCCGGCGCGTCCTCCGCCAAGATCGAGCGCGGCGGGCGGCTGGTGGCAATCTTCACAGCAAGGGAACTGGAGGCCGCATGAAACTATTGAACAGACGGCGGAGGGTGACGCCTCCGCCCAGCCCTGTCTATGCGTATGTCCGGCACTGGTTGCGGGTTTATGAAGCATCAGACGCTCCGCTGTCTGAATGGCAGAAGGGACGGCTGTCCGTCCTGCGGATGATATGGGAGATGATAAAATGATTGTAATTGGTTTCCTGTGCTTCCTGAGCGGCGTGTGGGCGGGCTACTGGATGGCAAAGCACCCGCTGTAAATCGACGCTGTGCTACCGGCATGACGGGCGGAGGATTCATGAAGCGTTACGGGATCATATCTTTCCTGCTGGATTGCGTCCTGGTATCCAT